AACTCTGATGGTTCGTTTGCTCACCCATTGGGTAAGCGGATCAGCTTGTCTCATCAAGAGTATAATAGAGACGCTGCGAGGACTGGGTCAATATCGTCTGCTTTGGTAACAGTCGATCTTAGTTCAGCATCCGACAGTGTGTCTCTCGCTCTTGTCAAGCAGTGGTTCCGACACTCAGCGCTATATTCTGCGCTGATCGCCACGTCTAGTCGTTTTACCGATATAAATGGCGGTGTCTACGAGAATGTTCGGTTTGCCCCTATGGGCAGCGCCGTGTGTTTCCCCGTAGAATGTGTCGTTTTCGCGTGTATATGCGAAAAGGCAATAAGTGACGCAGGTGGTAACCCTGATGAATCAATGTACAGGGTTTACGGAGACGACATCATCATTGAGAATGAATACTTCTCATATTTAGAGAAACTTCTCACTGATTGTGGGTTTATCCTTAATACTGATAAATCCTTTGTGTCGACCACAGGGCCTCTCTTCAGAGAATCCTGTGGTGCAGAATACATGAATGGCATTGATGTTCATGCATACAGAGTGTCTCGAGGCTTTAAAGGCTTTAAGCTACACTCCTCTGCTCCTGGTGTAATCGAAAATTTGATCGCGATGGCCAACGATACGTTGGGCGTCCTCCCTACACTGCATCGGTTTGTAATTTCATATCTAAACCGAGTACAGCCTGCACCTATCCGCAGTTTCTCAACTGCGGGCATCCACTCATTTGAGCCAAGTAACTATGGCTTGAGGAGGAAATGGGATAGGAACATTCAACAGACATTTCTGTTGCATGGAGGAGTGGTCGAACAAAGACCACATGTAGAGATGGACGAGACAGCTTATTACCACTGGCTGTACACAACTCGCGATCGAGAGCCTCGAAAAGAGTTCCCGTATCTGTGGGGGGTATTACACCCCGAACAGACGTGTGTCGATTACAACACACCTATTAAGCGACGATGGTCCTTAGTTAAGACCATCGAAGGGTAAGGAAAAAAGCCAACCTTACCTCGCTGGAAAGTTGGTACGCTTATGCGTGCGGAGA